AAACAAAATGAATTCTTATCTGAATAAGATACTAAAGACTGAGGATAAAGATTATGTTATTGCTTCTGATACTGACTCCATTTATCTTAACATGGGTCCTTTTGTACACTCGGTATTCAAAGACCGAAAGGCGAGCGATGAGAGCATTGTTGGGTTCCTTGACAAGGTGTGTAAGGTGGAATTTGAGAAGTATATCGAGAATTCTTACAAAGAATTGGCAACCTATGTGAATGCTTACGAGCAGAAGATGCAGATGAAGCGAGAGAATATCGCTAACAAAGGTATCTGGACTGCCAAGAAGCGTTACATCCTCAACGTCTGGGACAGCGAAGGTGTCCGCTACGAGAAACCCAAACTCAAGATGATGGGCATCGAAGCAGTCAAATCTTCTACCCCAGGTCCTTGTCGCGTTGCAATTAAGCAAGCACTTCAGACCATTATGAATGGCACTGAAGAGGATGTCCAAAACTACATCAAGAAGTTTCGGAAAGAGTTTGAGAGTATGCCTGTCGAAGAGATTGCATTCCCCCGTGGTTGCAATAACATCGCCAAGAATTCTCATCCAGCAACAATCTATGGCAAGGGTTGCCCCATGCATGTGAGGGGTGCTCTCCTGTATAACTTCTGGGTCAAGAGAAAGAAACTCACTCACAAGTATCCTCTTATCCAGGAAGGCGAGAAGATTAAATACGTCATGCTCAATCAACCAAATCGTATCAACGAGAATGTCATTTCATTCTTCCAGACTCTTCCAACCGAGTTTGGACTTGACAAAAGCATTGACTATGACCTACAGTTTGAAAAGAGTTTCCTTGACCCACTCAAGGCAATCCTTGATACGATTGGTTGGAAAGCAGAAAAAGTAAACACATTGGAGGCACTTTGGTCGTGAGTTTTTTAACTGACATTGTAAAAGAAATTGATAATGAATATGCTGGTCTGGTTTCTGACGGAGTGGCAGCGGGCGATACTGGCACTTTCATTGATACTGGGTCCTACATCTTTAATGCTCTGGTGTCTGGATCTATCTTTGGTGGCATCCCGTCGAATAAAATTACAGCTATTGCTGGCGAGTCTTCAACTGGTAAGACTTTCTATTGCCTTGGCATTGTTAAGCATTTCCTTGAGACTGACCCTGATGCTGGTGTAATCTACTTTGAATCCGAGTCTGCTATCTCTCGGGACATGATTGAGTCTCGCAAGATTGATAGTAAGCGTATGGTGATTGTGCCTGTCACTACTGTGCAAGAGTTTCGCACTCAGGCAATCAAGATTCTGGACAAGTATCTGGCACAGAAAGCAGAAGACCGCAAACCTATGATGTTTGTGCTTGACTCTCTGGGTATGCTGTCCACATCTAAGGAGATTGAAGACTCTGAGGCAGGTAAAGAGACTCGTGACATGACTCGTGCTCAGGTTGTGAAGTCTATCTTCCGTGTGCTTACCCTCAAATTGGGTAAAGCAAATGTGCCTATGCTGGTCACCAACCATACATATGATGTGGTGGGTGCATATGTGCCAACCAAAGAAATGGGCGGTGGTAGTGGTCTGAAGTATGCTGCATCTCAAATCATCTACCTGTCTAAGAAGAAAGAGAAAGACGGCACAGAAATCGTTGGTAATATTATCAAAGCGAAAGCAGTGAAGTCACGTCTAACAAAGGAGAATAGTGATGTTGAAACCCGTCTTTACTATGACGAGCGTGGACTGGACCGCTATTATGGACTACTGGAGTTGGGTGAGAAATACGGAGTATTCACCAGGGTTGGGAATCGCTACAAAGTTGGTGAACTTTCTGTTTATCCTAAGTCTATTCTCGCTGATCCCGAGAAATATTTCACCGCCGAAGTGATGCAAGCACTAGATGAAGCAGCAGCACAGGAGTTTAAGTATGGAGCTTAAGGATTATATCAAGGTATATGATGGCACTGTCGATGATAACTTCTGTCGTAATGCCATCAGACTGTTTGAAGAGTCAACCGATAAGGTATACCCGATTGATGTTGCTAATAAGATTCAATGCTCTGCCATGAATCTTACCGAGGAGGCAGAGAAGAATAATGTAACTGAGTTTATCACTCTTCAGAATGCTATTGTCCAACCTATCATCAATGCTGGCATTCAATACTATACCGACACACAGTGCGACAAGTATTGGCCAAGCAAGAATGCTCTAGAGCAAATCAAGATGGTTAGATACTCAGCAAAGAAGGGTGATTATTTTGACCTTCACATTGATATTGGTGACCTTGAATCTGCAAGACGATTTATGGCATACCACATCTATCTTTCTGATGTTGAATCTGGAGGAGAAATGGAATTTCCATTGGCAGGTGTTACAATCACTCCCAAACGTGGTAGAATTGTTATGCATCCATCGACATGGCAGTATCCCTCTATCGAGCATAAGTCAACCAGTCAGGATTTGTATAAACTAACCACCTATCTCCACTATCAATGAGTCTAAAGATTGAAGAAATTGCCCTTAGTAAACTCATTCTTGATGAGGACTACTGTAGAAAGGTAATCCCTTTTCTCAAGGATGAGTATTTTGATATGCTTACCAATCGTGTGCTGTTTGCCACGATTAATGAATACGTCTCTAAGTTTGACGCTACTCCAGAACCCAATGCTCTGAAGATTGAGGTTGAAAATCGTCGTGATATTAGCGAGGAAGTTTACCGAGAGATTGAGCAGTTTCTAGACAACCTAGATAGGCAGCATTACAATGCTGAGTGGTTGCTAGATGCCACTGAGAAGTGGTGTAAAGAGAGGGCAATCTATCTTGCTCTCATGGAGTCTGTAAAGATTGCAGATGGGCAAGACAAGACTCGTACTAAAGACGCTATCCCCTCCATTATGTCGGAGGCGTTGAGTGTCTGTTTTGATGACCATGTTGGTCACGATTACATCCAAGATTCAGAAGAGCGTTATGATTTCTACCACAGAAAAGAAGAGAAAGTCCCATTCGATTTGGACTATTTCAACAAAATTACAAAAGGTGGTCTTCCTAACAAGACTCTCAACATCGCTCTTGCTGGCACGGGTGTCGGGAAAAGTCTATTCATGTGCCATCATGCTAGTGCCTGCCTCTTGCAGGGGCGCAACATACTCTACATTACACTTGAAATGGCAGAGGAGAAGATTGCTGAACGAATTGATGCCAACCTCCTTGACATCCCCATCCAAACTTTGAGTGACCCTCTCTTTACCAAAGAGAAATACAACTCTAAAATCTATGCTCTTCGCCAGAAGACTCAGGGCACTCTGGTTATTAAGGAATACCCAACTGCATCAGCACACGTTGGTCACTTCAAGGCACTTCTAAATGAGTTGTCTCTGAAGAAAGGATTCCACCCAGACATTATCTTCATCGACTATCTAAACATCTGTGCCTCTGCACGTTACAAAGGCACGATTGTCAACTCCTATACTTACGTCAAGGCGATTGCTGAGGAGTTGCGTGGACTTGCTGGTGAGCATAATGTCCCTGTTGTCTCTGCTACTCAAACTACTCGCTCTGGATACGGTAACTCTGATGTGGAACTTACTGATACTTCTGAAAGTTTTGGTTTGCCTGCTACTGCTGACCTTATGTTTGCTCTCATCTCGACGGAAGACCTAGAGAATATGGGGCAGATTATGGTCAAGCAGTTGAAGAATAGATACAATGACCCCACGATGTATAAACGCTTCATTGTGGGTATTGACAGAGCGAAGATGAGATTGTATGATTGTGACCAAAGCGCACAAGATGACATCATCGATGCAGGAGACATCCCATCTTCTCCAGTAGCGTTTACTGAAACCAAGAAAACATTCGACGGATTTAAGATTTAACATGACTGAAGACCCTAAGTTTACAAACGAAGTTGGCGGTGGCATCGACGAGGAAGTTGAGAAGATTAATAACGCTGCTCAGGAGCGTAGTAATCAAGAGCGTCAACGTGTAGAAGAAGTTGCTGATGCAACTCCCAAGTCTATTGATGACGCACTCAATGACCCGAATGTGAAGGGTGCCGCTAAGACTCGTAAACGAGTTGCCGAGAAAAAGAAAGAGCAAGAGGATGCTGAGAAAGGTCCTAAGAAGTTTGAGATTGACCTTGACCGATACACTGAGTTTGTTGATGGTGTAACGTCTGAGGCAAGCAAAGACTTCGATGCTCTGATTGCACGTTATGCTGAGTTGAATGCTGCTGGTTGTAAGATTCAACGTCTCGACACTGCTGCCTCTGGTCTGGTTGCTGAAGGTGGTGAGTTTATGGAGATTGTCAAGAAACTGAAATTCCAAGGCAAACCCTGGGATGAAGCAAACAAGGAGCACCTGACTAAAGAATTGGGTGACATCATGTGGTATGTTGCTCAAGCAGCACTTGCTCTCGATGTGCGTCTTGATGAAGTCATCTACATCAACACTCTGAAACTTGCAGCACGTTATCCTGATGGTATCTTTGATGTGCACTACTCAGAGAATCGTTGCCCTGGTGATATCTGATTCTAAATAGAGGGGTAAGATACCCCTCTTTTTTAATGGCATCAGTAAAAGACAAGAAGTGGGAAAAGTATTTCAAAGGTCGCACAGTAGAGACATTTGTTAAGGCAAATAGTAAAGCAACTGCAACTAAGAATAAGACCAATGACAATACTACTCTCCCCCACGGCACACCTATTATGGTTGTTGGTGGAAATACCTATGACTTTGGTAGTCATAGAGTAGATATTATCTACAATAATAAGCCATACACTTTCCCAATCGATTGCATTGAGAAACCTGGCAGAGGTGGGTCTGAGGGCAAGATGAATATCGATGCCACCAAACTAATTGCACAGGGAGATATTGAAGTTATACCAATGCTTCAGGGGCAAGCAAATGTTAAGTGTAAATGCTTCCATAGTGCAACAGAATTATATGATGCAGTCTTGGCTGGATTGGATAAAGAGCCATCAGTCCCAGAATCTGTGATGGACCAGATGGTAGATTACTTTACTGATAATCTAAGAGGTGATTACAATATCATTTGGCAGGAAGGTATCACCGACAGTCAGAGGACTGAGTTGGGCAAATATTTTGGTGAAGTATTGATTGGATACTTGGGACTTAATAACGTTAGTGGGCATACTTCATTAAGTCCTTGGTCTGGTAAGCGTATTAAATGTTTCATAGTGCCAGACGACCCATCGTTTGCTGGTGTTGACTCTGCTTTCCTATGCGAAAATGGTGAGATTGTTCCTATCTCATCTAAGTTTGGTAAGGGTGCTCAAGCATCTATCTTCGCCAACATCATCCCTGTAGCAATTAAAAACTATTCGACTCTTCCTGCTGGTCCATTGAAGGACATTACTGACATTGCTAAGACATATACTAATCCCCAGAGAGAAGGTAAGAAAATCGTATATGAATATGGCATCAAACATATCTTGAAGGACACCAGCATCAGCAATACATACGATGTCTTTACAAACTTTAAGTCTGGGAAGATTAAGAAGGAGTATGCACACATACTTTCAGACCTTAGGAAGTATGTTGTTGGTGGTGGTGATGGGTCGGAGTCATCTGCAAAGGCATTGATAGATAACTTACCTAATTCAATCAGTGCTATTTTTGCTAGAGGGATGTCGGATAGATTGAATGGTCATTCTGCATCTGTTGAAGCGGCCAAGGCATTAATTGCTGGCAAGAATTTCTATCAGGCAAACCTTCAAGATGGTGATTGGATGCGTGGGAAGGTGTTTTTCAGAATCACCAAGGCAGGTGATATGAATCTTAGTTTCACTGGGTCCAAAGCCGCTACCACCGACATTGAGTTGAAGCAGGGATTGGTCAACTACCTGCTCTCCTGACAGTCCATAAACCGTCCACTCTGCCCCCCACCCTGCCCCACTCTGCCCTATAATACAGACATGGCAAAAAACACACACCTAGAGCACCTTGAAGACGATATCTTCAACAGCGGTTACGCTGGTGCTACCAATGCAATCAACTTCCTCAAGTCCCTCCGTGACATGCTGACCATGGGCAGCGGTGGGTCTTCCACGAAGGTGACCGTTAAGTGGGACGGCGCACCTGCAATCATTTGTGGTATCGACCCACTGACCAATCTATTCTTCGTGGGCACTAAGAGTGTCTTCGCAAAGACTGACCCCAAACCATGTTATACGGACGCCGACGTTGACCGTTATTATCCCAACCATCCTATCGCTGACAAACTGAAGAAGTGCTTGGCACTGCTTCCGAATGTGGGTATCACTGGGGTGGTGCAGGGTGACCTGCTGTATACCAAGACTCCACCAAAGGTAAACATGGGTGGTAAACCTTGCTATAAGTTTCGTCCAAACACGATTACTTACTGCGTGGATGCCAACACTGAGTTGGGACGCAAAGTTGCAGCATCTGACCTGGGTATTGTCTTTCACACTCATTACACTGGTAACTCTCTTCCTGAGATGAATGCTGGGTTTGGTGTGGATGTATCTGGTATGCAGGGTAACAAACGTGTTGCTGTATTCTCTGCAACCTTTGAGAATACTAATGGCATTGCCAATCTGAATTCTTCTGAGAAAGCAAGACTGAATAACTCTATTCAAGTTGCAGAGCGTAACCTCAAGGCAGGACGTAAGTTTCTCGATGCCATTCAAAATGACAAGGGGTCATTTGCATTCACTGCCCTGTTTAAGATTTATTTCAACCAAGTAATCAAGGAAGGTCGCATCCCACCCAATGCTTCTACAATGGCAGTAGGGTTTTGCAAGTTTGTTGATGGACGTTACAAGGTGGAAATCGCCAAGAAGAAGACGCCCAAGGCACAAGCAGAGTGGGAAGACCGCAGACAGAAAGCAATTGCTTACCTAAATAGTAACAAGTCTGTTATGTTTTCCGCACTTAGCGGATTCAAGAATCTTATCACTGCCAAAGAGCAGGTGATAAATAAACTGAAGAAAATTGATGGTGTTGGGACTTTCTTGGAAGACGAGAATGGTTACCGCGTCACGAGTCCAGAAGGATTTGTGGCTATCAAGGATGGCAATGCCATGAAACTTGTTGATAGACTGGAGTTTTCCAGAGCAAACTTTACCGTCGCTAAAGATTGGGGCAAATGAGATTTATCGAATTCCTGAGAGAAGCAGCAGCAACTGCCACTAAGAAGCCGAGCACGTCTTCTAAGGGTAAGTCGTCTGCATCAAACAAAAAACTGGAGGATAAGCATGTCGCAATTACCTTTGGTCGTTTCAATCCCCCTCATGCTGGTCATGGTAAGTTGCTTGATGCGGTTAAGGCAAGTGGTGGTGACAGCGGTAACTATCGCATCTATCCCTCCAGAAGCCAGGATCACAAAAAGAATCCCCTGACTGCAGACCAGAAGGTTAGTCACATGAGGAAGATGTTTCCTCAGCACAAAAAAGCAATCCAGAATAACGAAGCACACCGCAACATCTTTGATATTCTTCGTGACCTGAATGACGAGGGTCATGAGCATGTCACCATGGTTGTTGGTGATGATCGAGTGAAGGAATTCCAAAACCTTACTCAGAAATATAATGGTGTCCATTACAACTTCAAGAGCATCAATATTAAATCTGCTGGTGCTCGTGCAGATGACTCTGAAGACCCAATTGAGAATCTTTCTGCATCTAAGATGAGAAAACATGCTCAGAGTGGAGATTTGGAATCATTCCACAGCGGTATGCCAAAGGGCACGAGTAAGAAGCAGAGTACTCAACTCATGCAGGACGTTATTGCTGGCATGAAAGAACCTCCAAAAGAGAAAAAGAGCAAAAAGAAATCAGAATCTATTCATGAAAGTGTATGGGAGTATGCCCCTAAACTTGACTTTGATACATTCCGAAACTTCTACATGCTGCAGCATATCTTTAAGGTTGGTGCACTTGTGGAGCATGATGATAGTGGTCTGCGTGGTGAGGTTGTGCACCGTGGTACTAACTATGTCA